TTGCGGTGATGCCTGAAAAGCTGCTGCTTCCGCCTGCGCAGTATGGAGCAATCAGCACTGCGATTATCTCTGCCGCTGGCAATCAGTCGGTTCTGAAGTATCTTCAGGAAAACTGGATTGGCATGGCGAAAGAGGCAAAGAAGCTGGACGTGCAGCCAGTAAAATGGTTGCAGGGTGCGGGAGTAGGCGGAACACTCGGCACGCCGGGAATTGATCGCATGGTGGTATATACCAAGCGCGAAGAGTTCGTGCGCTTCCCGTATGTTCCGATGCAGCGCACTCCGGTAGAGTTTCGTGGCTTGTTCCACATATCAAACTACTACGGTAAAATGGGAGTGGTAGAAGTGGTCTATCCGCAGACGCTTTATTACGCAGACGGCATCTAAGTCTTACTGCAAGACTTTAAGGGAAAGAAGGATTTTATTTATGCTACCAGCACAGAACTTGGCTAACGATCCGACGCGTAACGTGCAAGAAAAACCCTTGTCCACTCTTTCGGCATCGCAAAGCGCGGATACCATTACTTACTTTTTCCCGCGTCCAGTCCATCTCAGACTGCAAGATGGTCATTTGCTGAAGTTCGCTCCGGGAGCGCGGGAAGTTCCGAATAGCTTACATCCTGAGGAGCTGGCTATTCTGGCGCGTAATGGAGCAAAGCCAATCGAGAAGGTATCTAAACAGGTGGTTACTGCGTCAGAGGAGCTTGCTGCTGCGCACGCCACAGGCGCGGACACATCAAGGGCCAACGCTGCACTAGATAACGCTCTGGCGGCATCTGGCGAAGATTCCGCAGAGTTAACAAAAGAAGAGCAGGACATTGCAGCCATGCCGGAAGGCGCAGAGAAAGAAGCTGCCAAGGCAGACCTTGCCACGAAACGCAAAGCCGCGAAAGATTCTGCTGCAAAAGCAGAGGCGGATGCCGCGAAGTCCAAAGCAAAGAAATAAGCCTAAAATAGGGGAGAGGAGTAAAGCCAATGTCATCGGTGCCTCTCCCTGTACCTTCTACCTTCCGCGAAGACTTTCCCGAATTTTCAAACACTACAATCTATACCGATGGCATGATTAACTTCTGGTTAAACATCGGCAATATCCGCATGACTCCAGCAGCTACCAGATGGGGCGCACTGTATAACGCGGGACTGGAGTTGTTTGTAGCTCACTTCATTTCAATTCAGGCATTGAATCAAATGCAGGCAGCTACCAATAGCGGTACTGGCGTGCCGGGAATGCAGCGCGGGGCTATCGCTTCAGAGAGTGCGGAAATATCAGTTGGCTACGATGTTGCGGCAGTAACTATCGAAGCTGCAGGACAATGGAACCTGACAACCTATGGAACGCAGTTTATGGAACTAGTAAACCTAGTAGGCATGGGGCCGATACAGGTTACGGCGGGATGGTTTACTGGAATGCAAACAAATGGTTTGGGATGGCCTTTCTTCCCGTGCTAGGTTAAAATGATAACCATGCACAGCACAATAGAGCCTAGACCAAAAAGAATAGTAGAGCGCAGGGACGAAAACGGATTCTTTTTAGCTTGCGAAATGAGCGAAATAAAGAAGGGAAACGTATTTCGTTTGTGGGAGAATCCGGTTACGCCAGTAATGTTTGAAGGCGAACATCACATGATAGCAATGGAAGATGCGCGCAAGGCCAAGGACGGCGATGGCTGGATTGTGACTATGGAGCCTCTTTCTAAATGAAGCCTCAAGTAAACATCAACATAAATATCACGGTAGACAATCTAGCGCAGTTTGACGCTGCGTTAAAGATCATGCAGAAGCGCGAGATACTAGTCGGCGTACCGCAAGCCTCAGGGCCAAGAAAATCAGGGACTATAACGAACGCGCAACTAGCTGCCATCCATGACAAAGGAAGTCCATCGCGCAATATTCCAGCTAGGCCAATCATGGAGCCGGGAATCAAGTCTGTATCTCCGCAGATAGAGCAGAAGTTGTTAGGTGTAGGCCAATCGGTACTAGATGGCGATGCGGTTAAAGCAGAAGCAGGAATGCAGGCCGCTGGACTGATAGCGCAGAATGGATTGAGGGCGCGAATCAATTCCAATATACCGCCAGCATTGAATCCAGCAACGTTGGCAGCTAGACGGCGCAGAGGTCGCACCGGAACCCGGACGCTTGTGGACACATCTCAGTTTCGCAACTCATTTACTTACGTAGTGAAGGACAAATAAAATCTGCCCTCTACTCAATCCCGGAATGTCCGTACTAATGAATCCAATGCTACTGGATACATTCAATGTGGTACGCAGGCTAGAGACTGTAAACAATTCAGGCGAATCCGTTCAATCGCTATCTGCTACCACTGGAGTAAATGGAGTAGTTAAGCCAGTGGGAGATAGACTAGACCGCAGGGCCGATGAGGATTCAAGCAAAAGGACATTGCGCATATTCACACGGTTTGCATTGCGTGGTGCTTCGAGAGATGACGTACCTACCGATTGGAAGCCAGATTTAGTTTTCTGGCAAGGGAACAATTTCATAGTCAAGGATGTCAGGCCATGGGGGAATTATGGAGTTGGCTACGTTGCGGCTGAGTGTGATTCGTTTGAAATAATTTCCATGCCGCCACAGGTTAATTCAGGACTAGGAAATTCAGGAACGCTATCGCCGTTCGTCCCGCCAGTGAATCCGGTTACAGATAGAATCCAAGCGTTCGCGCCAACGATCATCAATAGCACTCAGGCCACGATGCCAGTAACGGTATTGAGTGCGGCAAACATGGTGCTGTTTAGAAATTCACTGCTGCAAATATCGCCAGATCAATTCATTCTCTCGATTGTTAACGGGATACAGGTTATTACCTTCGTGACTCCGCTAGACGGCGGTGATAGTCTTGTCTTCTACGCATGAAGATATTTCTAAAAAGTCTCGCGGTGATACTTTTGAGCGCGTTATCCTATGCGCAGAATCTTCCAAATATTTCTACGCAAACCAAAGGCCAACTACCAACAAATAGATTAAGCGCGCAAGGGGTAGCAGGTCTTTGCTTAGAGACAGATGGATTTGGAAATGTAACTCTGCAAACGTGCTCGGGTGGTGGAGGTGGAAGCGGGACGGTAACAAGTTTCAGCGCCGGAACACTGCCGCCAATCTTCAGTACATCAGTAACGAACGCAACTACTACGCCATCTCTGGCATTCACGCTTGCGAACGCGACAGCGCATAGCTTTCTAGGAAACAATACCGGAATAACTGGCGTTCCGGGGTATGTTGCGATCACGGCCAGCGATCTTCCGGGTCTAGGTGCAATTACAATAGGAACATCTTCGCCGTTAGGCGGCGGCGGTTCTGTAGCTCTAGGCTCAAGCCTTACGCTCACTTGCGCTAGTTGCATAACCAGCATTCCGCAATTGCCGATAACTAAAACTGGAGTAACTTCCAACTGGATACGCAGCTATGACTCGGCCACTGGATTATTTGTTGCTAGCCAGCCAGCTTATTCTGACATCTCAGGGACTCCGCAGTTAGCGGTTACAAAAACAGCAGTCGCGTCGAATTGGCTCAGAAGCTACGATTCAACTACAGGGCTGTTTACAGCATCGCAACCTGCGTACTCAGATATTTCAGGAACGCCACAGCTAGCAATTACCAAATCATCTGTAACGTCCAATTGGATAAATTCCTATAGTTCCGTAACTGGCCTATTCACTGCAACTCAGCCAGCGACAGTAGACTTGAGTGACTTCCCTTCTCAATCTACGCACTCAGGACAATTCCTAACTACTAACGGAACGGTTTTAAGCTGGGGAAGTCCATCGGGAGCGGGAAGTGTAACTAGCTTCAGCAGCGGAAATCTATCACCGTTGTTTACTACTTCGGTAGCAACTCCTACCAGTACGCCAGCGCAAACTTTCAGCTTGAGCACAGCAGCAGCGCATACATTCTTTGGCAACAATACCGGAGCAACGGCAGCACCAGCCTATGAAGCGATAGGCAATGGCGATCTTCCCGGCAGCGGAGCTGTAACGTTGAATACCACAAGCCCGATTACAGGCGGCGGTAGTGTGGCTTTGGGAAGTGCATTAACTTTCGCGTGCTCTGCATGTCTGACTAGCGTAACGCCACACAATCTATTGAGCGCAACGCATGGCGATACTACTACGCATACAGTCTTGCGGGGAGACTTAATTGCCGGAATTGGCCTATCCCCTACGTGGACGGCGGTAGCCAAGGGCGGAACGAATACCTATCCGAAATGGA